ATACTAATAAATAGTTGTTTATAATGCAAAGTTACACCTAATTTATTAAACGTACAACTTTTATTGTACGATTTTAATTAACTGCTTGATAATCAATAAGAATCATTTAGTATAAAAATGAAAAGTAACTAAAAATAAATAAAAAGTAACTTTTTACTGATAAAAGTAACTTTCTGTTTAGCTGGTGTATATTAGGTATAAACAGAGGAAATGAATAAATACTTAACATATACTGATTATGCACTCGTTATAAAGAACGAAGACTTATTTCAAATACTTGGCGAAAAGAATACATCATCATTTAGTACATTATGCCCATCAACTCAATCATTATTATTAATGGCTGAATATGAAGCAATAGAAGAAATATCATCTTATATTAGAGCGAGATATATAGTTGATGAGATATTCAAAGATACAAAAGAATATGGCACCGATACATTATATTATGGTAAAGATGTAATTCAGTATACACTACCGACATTCACAACAGGAACAACATATTCACAATATGATAGATTTAACTATAAAGGATTGGTATATGAGCAAATAACAAGCGGAACAACAAGTGGTAGTACAAATCCATCAACAGATGCTAATTATAGCTATATAACAGAGAACAATAGTTTTTATACAGCTAAATTACCAGTTAATGAATATAATCAAACAACCAATTATATCAAAGACCAATTGGTATGGTATAAGAATGAAATATGGCAAGCAACACAAGAAGTTAGAGGTCAAAGACCAGGTGATTCACAAAACTTAGAATTAAGATATGGAATACCAAGTGTAACTCAACCACAATATATACTTGATGCAAGTTATTACCCACAACAAAATCCAATACCTGGAACTAACCCATCACCATGGATAAGTTATTCTGGTGAAGTAACATCTTATTTCACTGGCAATACATATTCATTTAGTGGTGAATTACCAACCAATACAACATACTGGGAAAAGAAAGATGGTAGAAATACAGTTATAGTTATGTATTTGATGGATATAATGTTATACCATTTATTATCAAGAATTAATCCACGAGCAATAAGTGAATTAAGAGAGAATAGATATATGGGAGCCATAAGCTGGTTAAAGAATGTACAAAAAGGTAATGTAAGTTTAACAGCACCAGAAATACTACCAACAGTTGGCCAAAGCATAATGTTTGGAAGTTATCCAAAAAGAAATACCCAAAACTTTTAATAAATGAAGAAAAATAGCTATACTAAGTTGAAAGAAGATTTTATTCAACTTAAACAAGAACTTGAAAATATACAAGATATAAGCAATAAGAAAACACCAGAGAATGCTTATATAGGTAATACAATACCAGTCATAAATACACTATATCGTATTAACTCAGACTTAACAACATTTAAGAATGCAATTACATATGCGGAAAATATTATGTTTCCAAATAGAACTGAATTATATCGATTATATAAATTAGCAATGGCTGACCCACATTTAAGTGCTGCAATACAAACAAGAAAAGGTTATACATTATCAAGTGAATTTATAGTAGCTGATAAAGATGGTATTGAAAATGAAGAATTAACTCAATTAATTAATACTAAATGGTTTTATGATTTTGTTAATTTATCTTTAGATGCCCAATATTTTGGATTTTCACTTATTCAATTCATTGATAGAATTGATAATGAATTTAAGGAAATTGAGCTTGTACCTAGACAATATGTTAAGCCAGAATTTGGTGTTGTAGCTAAAACTCCAGGACAAATCGATGGTACATCTTACTTAGAACAACCATATTCAAATTGGTGTATTGGTGTTGGCGAAAAGACAAATTTGGGTTTGCTCGCAAAGTCATGTCCCATAGTTATCTGGAAGCAAGGAGCAATTGCATCATATGCTGAATACTTAGAAATGAATGGCGTACCTCTTAGAGTATTAAAAACAGATAAGAATGACCCAGCAACTAGAGCGATGGCTGAGAACTTCCTTCGCAATATGTCAAATAGTGCCTATGGAATTATTGGGAAAGATGATGAGATTGAATTTGTTCAAGCTAGAAATACAGCAAATGCTGGTGATGCATTCTTGGGATTAATTGATAAGATGGACCAACAATTATCCAAATTAATACTTGGTGGTACAGCTATAATGGATGAGAAAGCTCACGTTGGTAGTGCTGATGTTCAACAAAAGAATTTTGAAATGTTATGTCAAGGTGATAGAATTTATATTGAAAATATATTCAAATATCAATTAGTTCCATTCTTAATTAAATATCATGGTTTCCCATTGAGTGGTTATAAGATAGTAGCTAAAGCTGATGATGACTTAAGTCTTAAAGAAAGCTTCGAAATTGATAAAGCATTACTTCCTTACTATAAAATACCAGCATCTCATTTTAATGAGAAATATGGTTGTGCTTTGGAGGATGTTGTAACTAATCCAGCACCAGACCACGTTGTTGTACCAAATATGGACCCAGTTGATGATGAAACAAAATCAAGCTAAAATATTGGAAAGACAATTAAGTCTTTATTTAAATAAGAAACCAATTATACTTAAGAAATTAGGTATAGTTGCTAAGAAATATTTCTTAGATAGTTTTAGAATGAAAGGATGGGATGGTAATAAATGGCAACCTAGGAAAGATGGTAGCAATAGAAATTTATTAGTTAAAACAGGTAAACTTAAAAATAGTCTAGTGTTAAGTAATGCAACAAGAAATTCAATAACAGTATCAACCAACGTTGATTATGCGAGTTTTCACAATGATGGAACTAGTAAGTTATCTAAAAGAGAATTTATGGGTCCTAGTAGAGAATTAGATATCATTTCTCTAGTAATAATCAATGATGAAATAAAAAAAATATTTAAATAATGAAAGAATTAAAAGAATTTTACTTAAGACTTAAAGCAAATTTAGAATTACTAGTACCAATTAAAATATGTTGCTAGATGGAATAATCAATTTGAACATAGCAATGGTAACACAGAAAGTGGTAGAAATGAAATAGCATTTGATTATCCAGCAGTTTTCATTGAATTTAAAGACTTTGAATATAGACCATTATCAATGGGTGTTAATGAATATGATTTTAATGTTGCATTACATATTGGTTATAAATCATATGAAAGAGAAGACTTAGATATTTATGACTTACTTAGTAAGATATACTACGCTACAGAAAGATTTCAATATGGTCCATTTGCCAGACTTAATAAATTAGATGAGACTTGGGATACTGATTATAATAACATACAAATAATTCAAACAACATATAGAGGATATGGTAAAGATTATGAAAGATATGTGTTGAATGATAAACCTTCAACAACTATAACTGGTTTAACTATTACTTCTGAAATTGTATATTCTGGTATTACATGTTCTGGAATGACTGGTGAAGGAGATAACGGAAATAACGAGTATAATGGTGAATTACCAGATACAAATAAAGAATGTGAATAAATTATAAAAGATGGCAAGAACAATTCAACAAATAAAATCACAAATACTTACTGAAAAAGCTAATCAACCAGACTTATCTGGATTAACTAGTACATCACAAGTATCTATATTCAATTTATGGGCATATATTACAGCAGTTGCAATATTTGTACAAGAACAATTATGGGATTTATTCAGAACTGAAACAGATAATGTTATAGCAGTTGCACCAGTTGGTACCGATTATTGGGTCCAATCCCAAACACTTAAATTTCAATATGATGCTTTAAACCCACAAATAGTTCAATTGAATAACTTTGTTCCAGCATATCCAACATTATCACCTAACTTACAAATTATAACAAGAGCAAGTGTTTTAACACTTCCGAATAACTTTGTAAGTGTTAAGGTCGCAAAAAGCAACCCACCAGAAAAATTAACAACACCAGAATTGGATGCATTATCATCATACCTGGATACAATTAGTTTTGCTGGTGTTCAATATTTAACAAAAAGTTTTGATGCTGATGAATTACTAGTTGGTGCAACAATTTATTACAATGGTCAATATTCAAGTATAATTCAACAAAATGTTATCAATGCTGTTAATGATTATTTATTAAATGTACCATTTGATGGTTATATTATTTTAAGTAAAATTGAGGATGCTTTACAAAATGTGCAAGGTGTTAATGACGTTGTTTTAAACAACGTAGCATTAAGAGCAAATACTACACCATTTGCTTCAAAAACTTATTTATTAGAAAATAACACTGAAATATATAGAAGATATCCTTTATATGCTGGATATGCAATAACTGAGACTACAACTGGTTCAACAATTTTGGATACTATTACGTACATCGCTGAATAATTATGAGTATATATAATGTAAATATGAATAATTTTGGTGAGTCTTTATTACCACCATTATTAAGAGAACCTAAAGAAGTAGCTTGGGTTGATAGTTTATTTGCACCACTTCAATATAATAATGATAATTTCAATCGTTATATTGATGGTTATACTGATGCATATTATGTTAGCGGAACATCTTATAATGTTGGTGATAGAGTAATATACTTAGATAATTATGTTTATGAATGTATTGCAAGTGGTGTAACAACACCACCAGATATTACTAGTTGGTATCAAGTTAATGAAAATTATATTGGTGCTAGAGAAAGAACCAAAATAAACGCTCAAAAAATTAATTATGAGTATTATTTAAATAGAGCCTTTAGAAATCTACCATCAAATAGTTTACCAACTACATGGACTGGAGCCAATCATACAACACAAATATACATTGAAAATACACCAAATATAAATACAACATTCTTGATAGGTAATACTGGACCATTTAGTAGTAACTTGGTCCAAACAGATATACTTGCTGATGCATTCTTATCAGATACGTATCTGGCCAGTACACTTACTGATTACACTATATGGGTACCGAATTTTATTTATTCTGGTACATCAGAAAACACAGTTAGAAAGTTTGCAAATATGGTTAATTTAGCTGGTATGCGCTATGCAGTATCGGGTTTCTAAACTTTATCTTTTAAATAATAAAAAAATAAAAACAATAAAATATGTTAAATATATATACAGGTTACATTAATGAACCAACAATCCTTCAACCATTTACAAGTGGAGAATTAGATTTCCTACAATTTGCTATTAGAACAAATGATAGACAATTATTAGGTGGAATGAATAATTTCTTAATAAATACAAGTTCAAAACCAATAGCATTATATGGTTGCGAAAAGACACTTGTATCTGGAACAACTTATACTTATAATCCAGGTTATATCTTTGTTCCAACAACTGGTAATTTTTATCAATTTACTGGAGGTACAGTAAATATAACAACAGCTGATATATGTAATATTGGTTCATACACATATGGTTCAGCAGTTACATTTACAGATGGTATAGCTAGAGATGTACAATTCATTGACACGTTAAGTATTGAAAATGGACCAAGTGGTAGTGGTTTATTTGATTTTGAAAATCTGATACCAATAACTGGAGAATGGATTCAAGTAGGTGCAAGTGGAGGTCCAGCATTCCAATCAAGTTGTTCACAAGCAAGTTTTTCAGAAGCAAGTATAGTTAGATTTAAAAGATTTCAAAATACAGTTACAGTTAATGGTTGGATGACAGTACCTAATACATACAATCTAAATGATATATGTTTTACACTTCCAGCAAATTATATAACAAATGATACAGATAGAATTATACCAGTAATGGTAAATAATGTTTCTAGTTATGTTATGGCTCGTTGTAAGATAGAATCAAATGGTGATGTTAAGATATTCCATGATTTTACTGGTTATGCTGGTAATAGTTTAGTATTTTTAGATAATGTAACATTTGAAGTAAAATAAAAAAGATATGAATAAATTTAATTACATAAAAAACATTAGTGAAGATAAAGCAGTTATCTTACTATATAAACCAATTGGAAGTTGGGTTGATAATGAAGGAAATGAGGTTAATGGTATTAGCGGTGAATTATTTGCTAATGAAATGCTTTATTTGGAATCACAAGGAGTTAAAGAAGTTGAAGTTAGAATTAATTCAATTGGAGGAAGTGTATTAGAAGGATATTCAATTATATCAGCGATACAAAATTCTAATATGAAAGTAACAACTATCAATGATGGTATGGCTGCAAGTATATCAGCTATAATATTTATTTGTGGTCATAAACGATTAATGAAGGAACATAGTATCTTAATGATACATAACCCAAGCGGAGGTTCAAATGATTTACTTAATGTTATAAAAAGTAGCTTATTAACTATTTTAAATAATAATTGTATATTGATTGAGGAAGAACTTAATAAGTTGATGGATAATGAAACATATTTCACAGCTGAAGAATGTTTACAAAATAAATTGATTGATGAGATTATATCATCTACTAAAGTTAGACTTGAAACCAAGGATAAATATGAGATGATGGAAATATTCAATAGCCTTATAAAAAAAGAAATGACAGAAGAAATTAATAACGTAGAAGAAGTTGAAAACAAATTAGGTATGGAATCTCCAACGACTCTTACCAATGAGGTTGAAACTGAAGAAGTACCAGAGACTGAGGTTGAAGGAGAAACTGAAGAAAACAATACTACAGTAATTTACAATCGTTTAAAAGCAAGTATGGAATTGGCTGATGATGCTGATGAGGATTCAATGATTTCAGCTTATTCAACTCTTAAAGATTCACATTCAAAATTAATGTTAGAAAATGAAGCACTTAAAACTAAATTAGAAGAAGTTGCTAAAGAAGCTAAGAAAGCACATAAATCAAAAATTGACCATATGGTTAATGATTTATATACAGCTGGTAAGATTGGTAAAGAAGACATTGAAAACGTAACTAAGATGGCTGATTTTGATTTTGAAGCTACCAAAAATATGTTCGGTAAAATCGGAGTTATCAAATCATCTAATATTATGGATGTTGTTAATGCTGATATCAAGTCTACAAGCACATTAAGAAAAGATTGGACAATTAGAGATTACGAGAAAAAAGCACCAGAAAAATTAGAAGAAATTAAAAATAACACACCAAGTTTATATAATATTTTATACAAAGAAACTTATGGTGTTGAACCAAAATAATAAATAATAACAATTAAAACCCAGATTAGGTAAACTGGTTAAACAAAAAAACCACATAAATTGGCTTTACAAAAAGAACAATGGATTCAAGACATCCAAGAATTACTTTACCCAGATAATTCAATCATTTTAAAATCAACTGACCACTCTGCTTGGGTTCACAATAAAGTTGTGCATATACCAAACGCTGGTGCTGGTTCTACAGTTTAC